GAATAGCTCAAAGAACTCCGCCTTAGATTATTTTTACTCATGGATGCAGCGTTTCTACACTGCGGTTTTGGATAGGGTTCCCTTACAGGGACAAGCTCTGCTGCTGGTCGGGCCGACAGGTCGCGGCAAGTCGCTATTGTCGAACAAAATTATCAGTGGCCTTGTAGGTGGTTTCTCTGATGCGTCTGACTACCTGTCAGGTCAGACGAAGTTCAACAAAGACTTAGGTCGTGTCGCCTCATGGGTTATTGATGATACGACCTCGGCAGCTAGCTTCCAAGACCAGAGACGTGCGACCGAACTGCTCAAGCGTGCGGTAGCCAATCCGAGAGTCGAGTATATGGCCAAGTATGCGGACGCCATGTCTATTCCTTGGACAGGTCGAGTTATCCTGTCCCTTAACATGGACGCCAACTCACTGTCAGTGATCCCGTCTCTGGATACCAGTAACCGCGATAAGCTCATGGCTTTGTTGATTAGCAATAAGTCCACTAATAGTTTTCCAGCTAACTCCCAGCTAGAGGCTACCATCGAACAAGAGCTACCGCACTTCGGTAAGTTCCTACTCGACTGGAAGGTTCCCAAAGAGGTCGAGGACGTTGGTCGGTTCGGTGTGCAGTCATACATCGACCCCACCATCGCGGACGCCGCTTACGACAACAGCAGTCGTAGTTCCATCGCGGAGTTGGTCGAGTTCTTCGCCAAGCGTTGCCGTGAGATTCACCCTGACATGGGTAAATGGAGCGGGACTCTGACTGAGTTTCAGGTGATGGTGCATGAACTAAACAACGGTCGTGACGTTGGTTCTTCTCGTAATCTGGAGTTCTGCCGACGAGGCATGATCACTTTGGAAGAAGCTAGTCGGGTCAATGACAAGATCCGTCCCGTCATGTCCTACGGTCAGGGCGGTGGCAAATTATGGAGTATTGATCTCAGCGAGAATTACGATATAGGTTATGCAGCGGATGACAAACGAGGACATTCAGATAAAGAGGCAGGAGCTTTGCGGTGAGTTCTGGCTAGACCTTCGTGAAGCGATAGAGGCTGTGGGAGGAGATCCATCTACCATAGACCTCTATGCGGATGCCCCGCTGAGTGAGTTTATCGAACTCGTCGCGCCAAACGGAATAAGGCCCATCTTTAAAAATACGGGCCACCTCCACCACAAAAAACTACCGCCGGAGGAAGAATGACTCGAAAGCGTCGGGCCGACGGGTCTTCTTAATCTCGATATTGTATCCGTCGGCCTTGAAGCGGAACCCGTCTTTGTCGTGAGTCCCTCTCTTGTTGAATCGTTTTTTGTGGATGATCGTCTTCTTGGGCGTCCACCCACAGAGCCACACCTTCCGTAGACCTTTGTGGACCCGCATGAAGAAGTATACGTCGGCCTCAAACTTGCTGAACTTGGTGCTAACTACTGAGGCGTTGTATTCCAGCTTAGGCGGGGTGTTGCAGCTCTTAGCCTTAACGTCAACCTTGAGACCTTTGTATTCGTAGTCGTGGGTGTAGGACTTGTCCCCGACGTAGTCGAACTGCTTGAAGGTATTCTCGAAAGCGACCTCACCTAAGAAGCCTGTCATGTTGCCTTTGCCGTTCGTGAACGATGTCCTTAACTCTCCTAAAGCGTCGGATCTCCGGCACGCTTCCGCGACATCTTCAGGAGTAGGTTTGTATAGTATGAATCGACTCATGATTTGCGCTTACGCGCTTTCTTCAGGAGCCTTTTTTTGCTCCTGTATCTCGCAGTCTTCTCCGCGATCTTCTTAGGCTGCTTGACGTGCTGCTTGCCTTTCCGCATACCTTCACGCTTCTTGCGACTGGTTCGGGCATATTCCTCGTCAGTCAAAGCCTCACGCGCAGCCTTTGGCAAATATCGCTCGCCTGTTTTGAGCGACGGCTTACCGGACTTGGTCCCCCATTTCTCTCTCGACCAGTTGTCGAGAGATTTCTGTGAAGCTTTCTTGGGCATCAGTATCCAGATTGAGGTTTAGACCTTTTACGGATAATCTTCTTAGCCTTCTTCTTGGTAGATGGCTTAGTGTGGCCGTAGCCTTTCTTCTTCATGGCAAGGTGCTGCTCGTAGGTGTTAGCCTTGTAGCCTTTACCAGACTTATCGTACATCATGTGTGGTTTAAAATCCTTCATTAGTCTCTGTATCCTCCTCCGTTTTTCTTGTATCTTGCTGCTAGTAGTTGTGCTTTCCTTGCGGACCATTGGCCAGCTTTACCGCCTTTGGTTCCGGCCTTAATTGAGTTAAATAAACGCTTCCTCATCGTAGGCTTCGTGTAGTTGCCTGCCTCGTTGACCTTTGATTTCTTCTTCATTCGGCCACCCTCTGTTCTACTCGTTCTGCGAACGATGCTTTCTTCTTTGCTTCCTCTTTCAGAAGGTTAGCGAGAAGATCCATTCTGGTGGCTACGCCTGAACCGGATTCTTTAGCCGCTTTATATTCGTCATTGTCGAGAAATTCTTTAGCGGCTTCAGTATCTTTACCTGCTCGGATGTTCTCCATCGGTTTAGGTGAGCCGGACAAGCCGCCTCTATAGACAGAAGAAATGGCGGCGTCTTGAAGGTCTGGAGAAAGGTCGAAGAACTTGTCGCCAAGCATATCTGATTTAATCGCACGCGACGCTTTGTCGGTAATCGATTTCATCATCATGGCTTTGGCAGTTTCTTCAGTGACTGACTTACCGGAAAGATCGGCTTTTTTCGCGATACCGCTTTTACCCATTGTAATCTTGCCAGTGTAATAGGGCGACTTCTTGTAAGCGGCCTCACTACCGTCACCGATGAGGTTACCGTAGCCGATAGTCCAATATCCTTTGGAGTCTTTGTAGGGCTTGGCGACGAACCCTTCTTTGCTCTTAACCTCTTCTGCTAGCTTTGAAAAACTGTAAGGCTTTTTGTTTGGTCTGACTAATACGGGATCTGGCATTACTTTAGGCGTTTAAGGATTCGTTCGTAGGCTGGAAAGAAGACCTCGTCGATGCAGCGGACGCAGGCTTCCTCTTCAAAGTTCTCGCAGAACGAGATACCAGCGATGTGGAAGGCGGCGTGCAGCATTTCATGACGTAAGGTCGGGATGATTTTGTGTTCGGGTAGTTTATTGTGTAACTGGATTATTTTCTTCTCATGAAGGTACTGACCGTAACAGTCCTCTAACTCAGTCTTGTGGATCTTGATCCGCTGACCCGCGATCATGACTGATTTTAGAGATTTCACTTTTTTGATCTATTTCTTGATTTGCTGAGTAGTCGTAAGTTTCCGCGTGAGTTGTTTCTAGGATTACCGTCTTTGTGATCAACGTCCTTTCCTTTAACCCGCTTGCCTAAGATCTTCTTCATTTTACGGCGTGCGCCATTGCGGCTAGCCCGATTCTTTTTCTGCTTCGGCTTGCTGTGGTAGTTGTCGTATTCTTTTTGGTAGTTCCTCATGCGTTGTTAAAGTAACTGACAATCGCCTGTGCGTATACGTCGGCCAGTAGTGAGTGTTTTGCGTCAAAGAGAACCCATTCCTTTGGGCAGCTACCGAAGAAAGGCTCGCAGATTACGGCTGGTGGTGGCACGCTCCTCAAGAACCCGCCCCCGCGACCGCCCGATTCAATCGCCTTAACCCCTCTGTCCGACTGCACCTTAAAGGTCTCGGCATGGGCTTCGCGGAAACACTCAGCCAGACGGCGACCGTTGTTGCTGGTGTGGTAATGCAGATATTCGTAGCCCTCTGCTTTCGAGCTTGAGTAACTGTTGAAGTGCAGTTCAATCGCGATGTCGCACTTCTCCTTCGCGACGCTCTCGCCCAGCCAGTTCATCGCACCGCTGTAGCTCTCCGACGGGTAGTCATCGAACACAACGGATTGGACTCCTTGGTGGCGAAGGTGGCTCTTCAGCAGGTCTGCGACCTTCTTGTTGTAAGTCCACTCGTCCACGCCTCCGACGGACGTGGCCCCTTTGTCTCCGATCCGGCTGTGTCCCACACAGATGGCGACCTTCTTGAGATTCTTAACCTTCTTACGCTTGACGACTCTAGCCGCTTTGTAAGCGGCTACAAGTTCTAGGATCTTGTCGAGTATTTTACTTGGACTCATTTGCCGATAATGATTGCGCGACGGTATGAATAATCGCTGTGAAACTTCTGGCCTCGGCCTTTTAGCTGGCCTTCTCCAAACTGATACGTGACGCCATCAACCAGCGTCACCGTCGGGGGATCGAGCAGTGCGCTCTCGTTCAAACTTGAGTCGTTTCGCCAAGCGTTCGATCCGCAGCTTGGCAGCAGGAGAGCCGTCAGCGGCAAGTTCATCAATATCATCTTCCAGTTCATAAACGTATGTTCTTTGTTTGAGACCGACGTAAGCTATGTATGCCTTAGCTGCTGCGGTCAGTAGTTTGATCATTTCTTTATCTTCTCTAAGTTAAAAACCAGAACACCTATATTGTTTTGTCCACGGTTTAATCTCCAAATGCATACCCAAAATTCTTAATGTCCTCTGCGTATTTATCCGCTACGATTTGTTTCGTTTCTTCGTTATAGTATTCAGTGTAGTGTTTGTGTTTTGATTTGTTTTTGTGGGGGAGTTGTTTCTTAGGGATTCCAATTTTATCGCAGACAGTATTAAAGTCTTTTTGTAGGTTCTCAAACCTACCAATAAAATCTATATCAGAAGGTATCCAATTACTTTGGATACAAATGTGGCTATCTTGTATTCCTCTCTTATTTATAATAAAATCTGAGAATGTTAGATTTTTACATCTACGCCAAGGTCCATATCCTTTTGAAGCTTGTTTCGTATAAGCTGACACTGCTCTGTCCCAAGGATTTCTTACTATTGTCCAAGTAAAATAATCTTTATAAAGATCTGGGTCATAAGACTTTCGAGCTTCACGTTTAAAATTGAGCGCATTGAAAATAGAGCGTGTGCCTGTTTTGTGGACCACAAAGTATATGAACTTGTGGAGATAACCGTATTCAGTAGAAACTCTGTATTGTGTCTTGCGATTCAAATCCCGCTTCTACTCTTTCTGTAAATGAGTCGGACATTCCCTAATCACTTATCCTTAGCTTTGAACACGTTGAGCGCGAGCCAGTCGATGACCTTGTAGGCTTTACCGATGAAGGTAT